GAATATTTGTTGAACCTAAAGCATCAGGTAAATCTATTGTACAAACATTAGTTAGAGAAACAGGACTTAATGTAAAGGAAGATAAACCACCAACAAAAGACAAAGTAGCCAGAGTTAGTGATATTAGTGCATCTTTAGAGTCAGGTAGAGTAAGTTTATTGAATGGAGATTGGAATAGAGAGTTTCTTGACCAATTAACTAGGTTTCCTGCAGCAAAACATGATGATATGGTAGATTGTTTAGTTATGGCTGTAAATAAGGAAATATGGGGTGGTGCAGGTAAGGTAGTTTACTTTAATTAAAGTTTTTTTCAGTTTGTTTAAAAATTGTGAAAATATTTCATAGTATATTTACTATTTTTGCCTAGTTTTGAGTAATTCTAAAAAAATTATCAAAAAATTATGAAAAATACGGAAATATCTTACATAAACGAAAATCACAGAAGTATTGTTGAATTACATCTAAGAAAGATTAAGAAAGAAATGTATTTTGCTACTGAAGATGTTGGAGAGGGCAAGTATCAAGACTTTTTAGATATAATGAACTCAGTTTATTTATATTCTAACAATTTTTACGACACTATGGTGGAAAAGAGGGGTGATGGTGGTTTGTTGGATGAGTTTATGTTTTTAATACCAAACATGGTGTTTTATACTGCTATTGGGTATTTAACTGCATTGAAAGATGGACATAATGATGATTTAATGAGAAGTAGTTTAGAAGAAATAGGTTACATTTGCGAAAACGCAACAAGTGAACTTGCAGATATATTGATAGATGAAAAAGAGAGTGTAAAAATAATGCAAGATATTTTAGATTTAGAATTGACTAAAAATTAATATATAATGGTAGAAATTAAAATTCAAGACAAAAGTTATGATATTCCAACTGAATGGAAAGACATAACACTTAGATATTGGTGTGGACTATACTCAATAATAAATCAGTATAATAAAAGAGATAATGAGGGTAATGTTATTGAGGCAGAACACTCAGAAGTGGAGTTATTGAAGATGAATAGAGATATTTTCATATATCTTACAGGTATTAGTCATAATGAGATGAATATGCTAGATGTTGATAGTGTAAATGCTGCAGTAGCGACATTCTCACAAACATTGGAAGAATATAAGCCAAAAGGAATAGATAAATTTGAATTTGAGGGTGAGGAATATCTATTTCCAAAAGAATTTCTAAGAAGAAACACATTTGGAGATTATATTGAATCAACTCACTTAGAGAGTACAATAGAAATAATGAAACATGGAAGGTTTGATGTATTACCTGAACAAATGGCAATACTTTGCAGAAGGGTTGATGAGGAATATGATGATGATGCAATACCTGCCAAAACTGAAAAGTTTAAAGAATTGACAATGGATTTCGTTTGGGAATTCAGTTTTTTTTTGACAATGCAAAGCGTAAAATTAACAAGGACTTTCCAAATGTTTTTGGGGAAAACAGAGGAAGAGGTGGAAGCGGCAAAAATAGAGTTTCTACAGTTGGACTCTATAACAAGTTCATAAAGCCTTATGGTTGGCTTAATAGTTTATATATGGTTGCAGAAAAAGGGATATTTAGAGTGAATGGTGAAAACGACATAGATAGTGTAAAGAAAACAGACTTATACAAGGTTTTAACTTATTTAAGTTGGAATACTGCTAAAAATGACTATGAAATTGCTGTTCAGGAGAAAATACATAATAAAAATAATATAACATTGTAATAATGGCAATAACAAGATTAACGGACATAATAACAGTATTTGACAGCAAATGGACTTATGGTGATGTGAAATTTGGTTACGAGGGTGAAGTAAACCAAGATCATGACACTAAGTACCCATTAATGCTAGTTGAACCACCATCATCAATAATACCAAAAATATATGATGGTAGAGAGGAATATGAGTTTGAGGTAAATTTTTACAATTTATACCCTCAAGCAGCACAATCAGTAGTTACACTTCAAAAGAGATGGGATAATTTACAGGACTTGGCTAACGAATGGTTAGATATGGTTTTGAAGTATTATCAAGATTCTGTTTTTACAACTAATGTGGAAGCATATCTAAATGATGAGAGTATTGAAATTGAGAGAGTAAAAGAAGTAGCAAACGATAGGTTAGTTCAAATAAAACTAACATTTACTATGAGTGGGTTTACTAAGTGTTTCCGACCTGTATCTAACTACCCATCAGATTATTCTGATTTAAAAGTATGGTTAAAATCAGATAGTGGTGCTACATTTGATATAGCATCTAAAAGAGTGAGTGCTTGGGCTGACCAATCAGGAAACAGTAATGATGTGGCTCAATCAACAGCAGCAAATCAACCACTAAGATATGGATATGGTGGAATTAATGATAAATCATATTTTGATTTTGATGGTACTAATGATGTTTTTGTTTCAAATAACAACTCTCCAATAACAACAGACTTTACAATATTTGAGGTAAGTAGAATTGATGGGGCAAATGAATATTTATTTGGTTTTGCAGATGGTTTAGGGGGTTTAATAGGCATAGGTACAGATTCTAGTGGTTATATTACTGCTACAGTAAGTGAGCCATTTAATACAATAACTGCAAATACTTCTGTAGATAATAAAGGGAGTAATCATATATCAATATTAAAGAAACATAACAAAAGAATAGATTTAGAATATTATGATTCTGCAAATTCTATAACTGCTACTGATAATGATTCTGGATTTAATGCTAGTTATGCTTACAACAGTAAAACATTTAGTATTGGCTCTTTCAGAGTCTTTCCTAAAATGTCTGGACAATTAAACGAATTAATAATTTTTAACAGAGCCTTGACTGATATTGAAATTGCTAATGTTAGAGGTTATTTAAATACAAAATATAAAATATATTAAGATATGGCAGGATTAAACGGAAGTGCAAGTTGGCAGATACAGCCTTTAGATTTTAATAGTTCAAACTTAGCAGGTTCTTTTTGGGATTATAGATTTAATTATCTTAAAAGTGTAAATGACCCATTAAGGTATCAGATTCTTTGGTCATCTGCAGGAATTACTGAAGGAGAAGAACCTTCTTCTAATAATTTTTCAAGTGGTAATGGTGATTTAGTAAATGTTATTTTCAAGGTTGAAACAAGTGTTGGTGATGGATATTGGGAAGAATTAGGTAGCATTAAAAAGTCAAGAGATATAGCAAATAAAAGATATAATAATGGTAGTCAGCCTGATGGTCATAGATTTACAGTAGATATTAGTCAATTAGTTTCAAATGAACTTTCTTATAGTTTATGCCCAATAAATAAAGGTACTTGGCAAAGTAATTATTATGGAGGTATGAATGGTGGATTAACAATGCAAGATAATGTACTTAGTGGTACTGGTGCAATGGGTACTCCAATAAGTAGTTATAATGTTTCTAGGAATGGAACTTTTAGAAGATTAAGAGTAACACCACAATATGAAATAATAAATAGTGATGGGGATATTGTAAGTGCAGGAAGTGGTATTGAATCAAATAACATTACTGTCATAAACTCAGTTAATCAATTTGAGAAAGATTCTTTGTATTACAATACAATTAATGGAACTACAGGTAGTTATCTAATGACTGATGAACCATCTTCTAGTATAAGAAATAGTTTTAAATTCCTATCAAGATGTAACAACACAAGTACATCATCAACTATTCCATTCAAAAAACCTATAAGAGTAGATGAGGAGGCTGAATTTTTACAATTCTTTATGTTTGAAGGGGATTCAGACAATATAGGTGGAACAGGGAATAACTCTGTAGGCTCTATTGGATTAAAGATAGAAACATTTTTAGCAAATGGAAGTGCAGAAAACACTTTCTATGTAAGGGAATTTGAAGATAATGCTACATTAGCAGGTTCTACACATTGGGCTGCTGCTCAACAATTAATGTTTATTCAAAACATCTCTCCATCTTTTATTAATAATACTGCAGCAACAAAAACAACACCTACTGCAGGTACATTTCCATATTGGAATACATACTCAAGTGGTAAAATAACAGCATCAACTTCTCACTATAGAGTTAGTGTGTCTAAGTTTGCATTAAATAACTTTGCAGAAAGAAGATGTAGTGAATATAGACACTACAACATAGATAGAGAAGATGAGAAAATACCTTATGATTTTGTTAGATTTCATTGGTTAAACTCTGTTGGTGGAATTGATAGTTATACTGCAAAGAGAGATGTAGTTGAAGGATTGACAATAAGCAGAGATGTAATAGAGAGAAAAAGTGGTGATAGGACTTGGTATCAGGATGATGAAAATCAAGGCTCTAATATTACTAACACTTCACTTTACCATTCAGACACAATGAGAGGTGGAGATATATACAAAGGAGGTAGAGAGGTTTCTAGTATAAATGCAGAAAGAGTTAAAAGTGTTTATACAGAACCATTAAATAAAAGTGTATCAAAATGGTTAGAAGAAATGATGTTATCACCTAATGTTTGGATAGAGATGGACACAGAAGCGACACAAATGGGTAAAAAAAGAAATCCATACTTACGACCATCTGATAAAGAGTATATACCTGTAATCATTACAAATAGTGATATTGAAACTGTTAATCAAGAAGCAGGTTTAGTTAAATTTAATATAGAATATACTTTAGCACATAAAGTACAAACTCAAAGAAACTAATATATGTCAGTAAAAATTGAGATACTAGATTATAAGTATGGAGATAGTCCCAGTATAGTTGATGTAGATGCAGGAAGTCCTCAAACAGGTTGGACATCATTATCAGTTAAATCAGCAAAATTTGAAGGAGATGGAACTAATAATGTAAAATACTATGAAAATATATCTAGTAGTATAATAGCAGGGAAAACATATAAGATAAGTTTTGAAATAACAAACTATAGTGGTACAGGTAATATTGGATTTTCACAAAGTGATTCTAGTTCAACGGCACTTGGTATAAGTAATTCTGCTAAAACATCATCAAATGGTACTGTGAATGAAACATTTACAGCAGTTGCTGCAGGTCAAATTAGAGTTTTCAGTAGAGGAACTGTAACTAATGCAGTTATGCAAAATATATCTGTTATTGACACAGATGGTATAGATTGGGAAAATAGTGTAGTTGGAGAGTTAGATGTAACTGACCATTCTGATTTTCCATTAGCAATGACATTTCAAATATCAGAAATAAAAGACCTAACCTCAACAAGTGGTGATTACAGTAAAACATTTAAAATACCTGCTACAAAGAATAACAATAAGTTATTAAAAAATACTTATATTCCAAATGTAGATACTGATGTAAATATTACTGAGAATAAAAAATGTAGAATACTTATCAATAATCTTTTCTCTGTAAAGGGTTTAATTAAAGTTATAGGAGTTGGTGGTTATGGAGAAGTACCATCTTATTATAGTTGTGTATTTTTTGGAAGTAATCTAAGTTGGGCTGATGAGTTATCTAATCAATATATGAATGAGTTAGATTGGGGTGTTAATGGAGAGGGTTTGCAGTACAATAAAACAAGTATTATGGCTACTTGGCAAGATGAAAATTGTGATTCATCCACATCTCCAATAGTATATCCAATAACATCTTATGGTGATTATAATCCTGATGGTGAGCCAAAAACGATACAACTGCTAGATACTGCTTATGATTATAGTGGCACAGGAAGTACGACAAAGGTAGGTTATTATGGTTTTTGGAATAGTGGTGCTTCTTATGGAACACCTCTACCATCTGCAGATTGGCGACCTGCAGTATTTGTTAAAGATACATTAGAAAAGATATTTAATCAAGTTGGCTATAACATAAGTTCATCTTTCATTGGAACAAATATGTTTAAAAAGTTGGTATGGTTATTGCCTAATTTTAAATATAATAATTCTGAAGAAAGGTATAATGAGTATTCTGTAAAGAGTAATTTTACAAATACGATAGTCTTAGACACAACAGTTTATGATGGTGGTGTTTCGTATGTTGATACTGATGATGGTGTTACTGAATCATTTTATGGAGGCTCTGTTACTTTTAATGATGGAGATGATAATTATATTGGCGACCCAACTGCTTCAGGAATTGAAGGAACGAAACAGATGCCATTAAGTGCTGACAGACTAAATGTAACTTTAGATGAAGGTTCTTATGTAGATACAACTAATGATTATATAACGATAGGAGAGTATGGTTATTATAATATAAAATTAAATGGAATACAGTCAAGAGCAGCAATTATATGGTCGAATACTGCTGCTAGTAATGGTGTTGAAGAAGCAGAAATATGCATAAATGTTGATGTAAATACTGTGGGTCAGACAAGTTATACAACAATAGATAGAACTTCTATTATAGTTAATCCTACTAGAATTTCTAGTTCATCTAATCTCTCCAATGCAAGTAACAGTCTTAAGACTGATTTTCAATCATTACCAAGCGTTAATATTGATAATCAATGGTTAAATAAGGGAGATAAAATAAGACTCACAGTAGGATTTAGATTTAATGATATGGTTTCTGGTTCAGGTATAAATAATCAAGATTTTACTGTTAATATTTTTAGTCGTGTTGCAAGTTCTACTGAATTTAATATTACTCTTAACTCTGAAGCAGTTGAGTATGGTCAGACTTATGATTTAAGTGAGGTTATTAATAAAGACTACAAAAGTATTGATTTTGTTAAAGGAATTGCACACGCATTTAATCTTAAAATGACTACTGATGAAACTACTAAGACTGTAAGTATAGAACCATTTAATACTTTCTACAAGGACTATGCTGATGCAATAGATTGGACTTATAAATTAGATAGAAGTAAACAAATAGAGGATAAGTGGATTAAAAGTGACTTAAAAAGAGATGTTCTTTTTAAATACAAATCAGACAGCAAAGATAAGAAAGTTGAGATGAGAGGTGAGGAATGGTTTGATGGAATAAAAGATGAATATCCATATCAAGAAACACTACCTAAAACTTTTGAGAAAGGTGAGAGTAAGTATGAGAATCCATTCTTTGCAGGAACACATAATACTCAAGACCAAGATAGTTCATTAGGTGATTACTCTATTTTAGCATATTCTTCTTGTTTATGGGAAGAAAATACTTATGGGTATCTAAACAACAGACCAGATAAAGGGTTTGAGTTTTTACCAAGATTATTGTATTGGAATAAATACTCACCAACAGGGATGCCATCTCCTGCAACTTATTTTGGGTTGCAGAAATTTGCTACAGTACAAACTTGGGCTAGTGAGATAAAATACCTGAATCCAAATGCTGATGCAGGTACATTCGGTAATATAATTTCAAACATATATCCTCAAGCAACATCAATCAATAGAGATGATACTTCAAGTCCAATATTATCTTATGGTAATGTTAATGTAAGAGATTATAATGATGCAACATTGGTATATTCATCTTATTCAGCAGGTAAGGGTTTATTTGAAACATATTACAGGAATATGTTTGAGATGATTAAGTCAAAACCAAGATTAAGAACTGTTTACATTGATTTAAAAACAACAGACATTGTTAATTTGGATTTTAGAAAATTAGTATATATAGATGGTGTTTATTGGAGAATAAATAAAGTAGTTGATTATCAGCCAAATAAAAACCAATCTACAAAAGTAGAGTTAGTTGAATGGTTGCAATTAGGTGCATTTGCAGAAACAGCACCATCTTTTGGTGGTAATGATGATACAGGAGGTATTTTAGGTTCAAGTGTTGCACCACCTAATAATAATAATTTAGGATTATAAAACATGGCAGACAGAAAAGAAATATCAAGTAGAGGAATAGCACAGCAAAGTGGATTGGATGTGTTTTGTAGTGTAACAACTTATAATGGAGAGTATTTGAATTGGGGTAGTCCTGTTGCTTATGGCACTCAACTTGGCTCAGATACAGATTACGCTACAACAGCAGCAGAACCACATACTGATGCATTAATAAATAGTCCTGCAAATGATATTGGAAGATGGTATAGGTATCATACAAGTGGCGCACCATACACATCAGTATCAGCACCTACAAGTGTTGGAGGGTTTTTTATATTCTCTGGGCAGAAAACAGGTGGATTGCAATCATATAGTGGTATATACCAAAAACTATCTTTAATTGCAGGTAATGAATATCAGGTAGAAATTGAAACTGCTATTAGTGCAAGTTCAGGTAATATTTATGTAGATACATACAGCCCTAGTGTTGATGGGTATGCGCAAGAAAGTACTAACAGAATAGATTACCCTGCTATTAATACTTCTACTAATATTATCACCTCAACATTTACTGCTAAAACTTCTAATGATATTATTCAGATATATTTTACTACAGAAGATACATCTTCAGTTAATGTATCAGTAGCAAGGATGTCAATAAAAGAAAAGCAAGAATACTTAGTACCTGTTTATGCTACTGATAAATTTGGTAATGATCATAAAGTATTAAGAAGAAACTCAGGTAATATAATTTCTAATGATTAAATTTAAAAAGACATTAAAGGAGTTACAGGTTGTTGGTCAAATGCTAAAGGTAGGTTTGCAGAAAGAACTTATTGCACAAAAGCATAATGCTACAGGTAGATTAAGTAGAGGTTTAAAGTATCACATCAAAGGCACTACTTTAAATGTAATGTCATCTGTTAGTTATTGGAAGGCTGTTAATAATCCTTCTTTTGCTAGAATACCAAATCTTAATGCAATAAAAAGTTGGTTAAATGCAAAAAGAAGAAATGGTACTTTGGTAGAACCTAAAGGTGGTAGTAGTCCAACTGCTATTTTAAAAAGAATGAATAGAAGTGGATATGGCAATAGGAATTACAATGGTTCAATGAGAGACCCTTATCATTTTTATGAGGAAGGTAATAGATTACCTAGAAGAACAAACTTTGCAGGATATGTGGCAAATAAGTTTAGTAAAGAAGTAGCAATCAAATTAGCACCATCTATTGGTGCAGATGTAGCAAATATGATTAGAGAAAAAATTAAAAATAATACAAAAGCAAAAGTTAGTTAATATGGCAAATACAGAGAAAATTGTAGTTCAGGTAGTAGTACAAGGTGAGAAGGATTTACAAAAGGTAGGCAAAACAGCAGACAAATCAACTAGAAGTTTTGGGAAGATGGCTGCAGGGATTGTTTCTGCAGGTGCTGCTTTTAATGCTATAAACAAAGCAATAGGTAGTGCAATAACAACATTTAAGAATTTTGAATTTTCTATGGCTAAAGTAAAGGCAATTACTGGTGCTTCTGAAAAGGATTTTAAAAAATTAACAAATACAGCACAACAATTAGGTCGTTCAACATTCTTTACAGCATCTCAAGTTTCAGAATTACAAGTTGCTTATGGTAAGTTGGGATTTACAACAACTGAAATATTGGATGCACAAGAGGCTACTCTTATGTTGGCGACAGCAACACAATCAGATTTGGCTAGGGCTGCTGTTGTGGCAGGTGCTGCAGTTAGAGGTTTTGCTTTAGATGCTAGTGAAACTCAAAGAGTTGTTGATGTTATGGCTGTATCATTTACAAGTTCTGCATTAGATATTGAAAAATTCCAAACATCTATGACTAAGGTTGCACCTATTGCATCAGCAGCAGGTATTAGTATAGAAACTACAACAGCAATTATGGGTACGCTTACTGATGCAGGTATTGAAGCATCTATTGCAGGTACATCATTAAGAAATATATTCTTAAAAATGCAAGACCCAGCATCAGATTTAACTAAAAAATTAGGATTTACAGTTAATAGTAGTGCAGATTTAGAAAGGGCTTTAACTAAATTAAATGATGAAGGGCTTTCTAATGCTGAAATGATGGAACTTGTAGATATAAGACAGGTTGCTGCTTTTACAACAATGATTAATGGTACTGACAATGTATTAGACCTTACTGATGCTCTTGAGGATGCTAATGGGAAAGCACAGGAAATGGCTGATATTATGGCTGACACTTTAGAAGGAGATATACTAAAGGCTAAGTCTGCTTGGGAAGGGTTAGAGATTTCTATACTAACAGGTGGAAACAATATATCAAGGTCTTTAAGGTCTGTTGTTAGTGATTGGACAGAGTTTATTAGCACTATAGTTGATAATATGAGAACTCCTGAACAATTAGGTGCAGACTTCTTGACAGATGCCTTAAATAGGATTAAAGACACGCAAAAAGAAATAAATGATTTGCAAAAATCTGGAGAATCAGTTGAAACTAAAAATAGAGTAGAGTTATTACAAGAAGAATCAGAAAAATTAGAGAGGGTACAAGCACTTCAGAAACAGGCATTAGAATTTGCTACAAAAGAAGGTGAAGGTTTTGGTTTTAGAGCAAAAGCAGCAAGGGATTATGCAGAGGATTTAACAAAACAGATTGAGGCAAGAGAATTTGCTTTAAATGATTTGGAAGAAATTATTGATTTAGAGGTAAAAAAAGAAAAAAATAAAAATGATAGAGTTCAGTTAGATAAAGATATTGCAATAGAAAAAGCAAAAAGGGCTAAGGAAAAAGAAAATAAAGAAAAACTAAAAGAAAAAGAAAAAGAAGAAAAAGAAGAATTAGCATTAGAGAAAAAAGAATTTCAAGACAAGAAACAACAATTAGATACATTTTTAACAGAAACTCTTAACAAAGAAAAACAAAGACTTATTGATGGTCAAATTACTCAAGAAGAATATAATTTATTAGAGTTTGAGGCAGAACAGGCTCATTTAGCAAATATGTTAGGGTTAAATAACGCATACGCAATAGATAATGCTGATATTAATTCTAAACTACTAGACAATGAGTTAAGGATGATTTCTGAGAAGGCTGCTGCTGAGGTTAAGGCTGCTAAAGATAAAGAAGATGCAAGGAAAAAAGAAATAGATGGTGTTGCTCAATTAGGCGACCAACTTATAAACTTAGCAGGAGAAGATGAAAAGATGCAAGGTATTAGAAAAGCAGGTATTCAGTTATCTGCTGCTGCTGCAATAGCAAATAATATTGAATCACTTTCACTTGCTGCTAAGGGTGTTGCAAAACAATCAACTTTATTATTTCCTGCCAACTTAATAGCAATGGCTGGTACAATAGGTACTGTTGTATCATTATTTGCTAATATTAAAGCAATGAAAGATTCTTTTGGAGATGGTGGTATTGTAGAAACTTTTGCAAATGGTGGTATGGTACATGGTAAATCACACGCACAGGGTGGTGAGAAGTTTGCAGTAGGTGGTAGAGTGGTTGAGTTAGAAGGTGGTGAGGCTGTTATAAATAAAAGAAGTACGGCAATGTTTGGCAGACAATTATCAGCAATGAACGCTGCAGGAGGTGGTGTTAAGTTTGCAGATGGTGGATTACTTAATCAACCTTCATTCAGTCAACAACAATTCAATGCAATAGGTCAGAATCAAATGATGGGTGCAATGGGAAGTTCTGGTAAGGTAGTGGTGGTTGAGGCAGACATTACTGACAGCCAAAACTCAGTAAGTGTAATACAATCTGAGGCAACAATTTAATAATCAAAGAAATAAACAAATGTTTGTTGATAAAAAAACCAAGTTAGAGAGATTAGATATATGTAAAAGTTGTAGTTTTTACCGAAACTTTATGTTACTAAAGAAACCAAAGATAGCAAGAGGTGCGAGGTGTGCTGAATGTAAGTGTTTCCTAGATGCGAAAACATCACTAACAAAAGAGTTTTTTGGTAAATGTCCTAAAAATAAATGGTAAAACTTTACATATGAATTTTAAAGAAATCGCTGAAAATTACAGTAAGAAAAAAAGAAGTATGATGACAGATGCTGTTATCACTAACATGAATTATACTAAAAATTTCACTACCCATCACTCTGAATCACTTAATATAATGTTTGCAGAATGGCACTTATTATTCCCTCAAAACAAACAAGATATTAATTGTACCTCTTGTAGAGCAGCAGTTTGTAAGTTTTGGAATACTATGATGGATGAGTGGATTGAAGCCGAACAAACACCTAAAAAGAAAAATGCCTCAAAAAAAAGAAAGACAAAATAAGGTAGATGTAGTTAAAGACTTCATTGATATTTGTGGAGTTGAATTAGAAAAGCGATTTGGTCAATCACCAACTTGCAGGGACATGATACGACATCTTGTTGAGAAAGGCATAATAGAACCCAAGAGAGTAAGAAACTATATGATTATTGCTGACTTTGATAGAATGTTAGTAGGCAATAAAGGTAGCAGAACTTACACTTGGATGGACTTATCTATTAAATATAGTATAAGCGAAAGTCAAGCACAGAATATAGTTTACAAGGAAAGAAAGAAGGCAATTACATCTAATAATATCACATACTAAAAGTTTTGTAAGAAAATTAGGTAAAATTAATTTCTTTTAATTATATTTTTGCCACTATGAACGAAAAATGGTATAACATTCAGAACAAAGCAGGTGAAACTGCTGACATTTATATCTTTGATGAAATAGGAACTTATGGTGTAACTGCACAAGAGTTCATTACTGACATTAAAGGATTAAAAGATATGCCTATCAATTTACGCATTAACAGTTTAGGTGGAGATGTATTTGATGGTATGGCAATGTATAATGTAATCAAAAGGAGAGAGGCTAAAACTACAGTTTATATTGAGGGTATAGCAGCAAGTATTGCTACTATTATTGCTCTTGGTGCTGATGAGGTTGTAATGGCAGAAAACTCTTTATTTATGATACATAACGCTTGGGGAGGTACAATGGGTGAGGCTAAAGATATGAGAAAGTCTGCAGATACTCTTGATAAAATCTCAAACGAACTTACAGACATTTATAGAAAAAAGACAGGATTATCTTATGATGTTCTTGCTCAGATGATGGATGAGGAAACTTGGCTAAATGCTAATGAAGCATATGAGTTAGGTTTTATTGACACTATCTCTGATTCTATTAAAGTGGCTGCAAAGTATGATGTTTCTAAATTTAAGAACATCACACAAGAAGAAATACAGAATAAATTAAGTATTAATATAAATAACAAAAAAATGACTAACGAGTTAAAAGAATGGTTTAACAACAAAGTTGAGGAGATTGTTACTACTGTAAAAGGTGATGTAAAAGTTTCTGAAGATGTTGCTGAACAAACTATGATAACTGTTAATCTAGGAGATAATGATGAAATTATGAATAAGATTTCTGAGTTTGAAACTGGTAACATTGAATTATCAAACAAAATTTCTTTGTTAGAGGAAGAATTAGTTGCTTCAAAAGGAACTAACGAAACTTTAACATTAGAGGTTGAAGCGTTAAACGCTAAAATCAACAAAGCAAGTGCTAAAGGTACGGAAATTGTAACTGAAGCAGACCCTGCAGTAGTTGAGAACAAAAAAGAAGATGCTAATGCAGGTTTTTACAATGTAATGGCAGAGAGAATGAGAAATAAATTTAATAACTAAAAAATAAATAAAAATGGCAAATGTAGCAAATAAAGGAACTTTCGCAACTTATTCAGGTGCGAACCTTAACGAAATATTTTATGAGCCAGTATTTAGAAGTGAGGACATTATGAAAAACTATAGAGTTATTCCTAATGTAAAGCACAAAATGAATGTGTTTACTTCTGCTGCTCTTAAAAAAATATCACAAAAATACACTGGTTGTTCAGCAACAAGTGGTTCTACTCAATTTAATATTGATGAGAAAACAATTACTGCAGGTAGAATGAGAGTTGCTCTTGAGCAATGTACTGATGAGTTCTTTGGAACTTACATTGAAGAAATGTACAGAAATGGTGCTGATGTAATGAACATTGAAGGTACTCAATTAGCAGATGCGATTGTAAATCGTGCTGTAAAAGGTATTGCTTCTGATGTAGTAAGATTAGCATGGGGTGGAGATGACTCTACTGCAAACTATCAAGGTGTAACAGGATGGATGAAATTAATGGGAGATGATGCAACTGTATTAGCAGCAAGAACTGAGTTTAGTGCAGTAGCACCTACAGCACCTACAGCAGGTGAATCACTTTCTTTATTAAGAAAAATGTATGATGATGCACCAGCAGCATTACAACAAGTTCCTGCAACAGATAAGAAAATCTTTGTAACTCCTAAGACTTACAATTCTTACTTATCTAACTTAGAAGGTACTTCTGCAGATTTAGCAATCACTAACCAACAAGATGGTTTATTAGTTGTTAAGTTCAGAGGTGTTGAGATTGTTCCTATGTATGAGTGGGACACTATTTTAGCAGACTTAGACCCTGCAATGTTCCTAAGAGGAGGTGTTAATGGTACAGAAGGTGCTTGTTACTGTGCAGTTGATAACTTAATCATTGGTTCTGATGTAACAGACCCAGAAGGTTCTTTCAAAGTATTTTATGATGATTTAGAAGAAAAAATGTTCTTCAGAGGATACTACAAGTTAGGAGTACAATTCTTGTACCCTTCACTTGTTCAATGGGGAATCTTTTACTAAACAATAATGTAATATTAGAGGGGAGGCTAGTCCTCCTCTCTTAATTACTTTTAATAACTTATAAAATAATAAAAAAATGGCAATAGATAAAGGTATAGGCGTTGAGTGTAGTAATTTACAATCAACAGGTGGTATCACTCAGATACTATTAAGGTCTTGGGACACTAATGATGCAGTTGTTTATGGTAATGCTGCTTCTGAGCATGATATTGATAGTATTCTTACGAGTGCTTCTGCTGCTAATTGGTTTGTTTTTGAAAATAAAAATGAAACAGGTGCATTAACAGTAAACGCAACAAAAGAAAATGGCTCAACTGCTTTTGAGTGTACATTATCATTTATGGTACCACAAATTAACAATGACCGATTTGCAGAATTTCAAGCAATGTTGGACACTTGTATGATGGGTGCAGTAAAAGACACTAATGGTTCTTGGTGGGTAGTTGGTGCTAGTGAGAAATATGCAAATGAGGATGTTCAAGCAAAAAATCAAACTTATCTGAACTTTACTTCTATGGAAGGTGGCACAGGTGCTGCTTATTCTGATGAAAGTGGAATGACAATTACATTAACAGCAAGACAATTTGAGTTACCTAGAAAGTATGTAGGTACTGTTACTGTTGATACTTCAGCATTAACTGCAACTACAGCAGCATAATAATTAAAGGTATAATAGTAGGTTGAACTTAGTTCGTAAAAAGTTTATAACATTTCCTATTAATATCTTTTAATAATATGTGCAATTGTAATGAAAAAAATATTGTAGATTTATCACACTTAAAAGTATATACAATTATGGCAGAATATAAAGCAAAATTATCAGTAGGAACAACTTATAAAGGTGATTTTAAAATTAAGTGGGCTATAGCAACTCAAGAAGAGTTAGCGTATGCTTATGAAGATTTAGGAATGACAGATAAGGTAGAAAAATTATCAACTACAAAAACTAAAGATGAGCCAAAGAAAGCAACCAAAAAGAAAAAGTCAGGTAAAGAATCTTCAGAATCAAAAGAGTAATACTTTTGAATTTGGAGTTTTTAATTTAGCAATTCCTGAGCATATTGAAGAACCTTTAGATTTAGAAAAGGTAAGAACTAAGTTTATTCCTTTTGGTACTAATAACTTATTTCCTCAGTATTTAGCAGAATTAAAGCGTAAATCTTCTACTCATAGAAGTGTACTAGCACAAAAGACTATCTTTACAAGTGGTGCTAAGTTTGTTACGAATAATGAAGATGTTAAAGAATACATCAAAGATGTAAATGCTGATGGAGAATCATTAAGAGAGGTTTTTAAGAAATTAGCAGATGATTATTATTCATTTGGAAATGCCTATTTAGAGGGCGTATTATATGATGGTGGACTAAATCTATATCACATAGATGCAACTACTGTTAGAATGTCTAAAAACAAGAAAGAAGTATATGTACATCCTGATTGGGCTAAGTACAATACTATGAAAGACAAATTATCTATCATTCCTATTTATCCTAAAGTCAAGGCAAATAGATTTGTCCTTCAATTTAAAGATTACGAGCCTACATTCCAATTCTATGGTTTACCTGATTACATTGCTGCATTAGAGCATATTGCAGTTGATTATGAAATTGGTAAATGGAATCACACTAAATTCAAGAATGGATTTCAACCTTCAGCAATCGTTGAGATTAATGGAGATATGGGTGAAGAAGAAGCAAAGAAATTAGTAAGAGAGGCGCAAAAGAAGTTTGTTGGAGATGGAAACAATGGTAAGATTATGTTCATTGTTAAGAATGGAGATACTTCAAGTGCTAATGTTCAGATTATCAAAGATGACCAAGAGGGTAGTTGGATAGACTTACAAAGAATAACTGACCAAAACATTGTAACTGCTCATAGATGGCAACCATCATTAAGTGGTTTAGTTAGTTCAGGTAAAATGAATAACACAGGTAGTGAGATTAGAATTGCTTATGACTTAGCAATGACTACTGTAATTAAAGATACTTCTGATTTATTATTAAATGGAATTAGAGGTATTTTATTTAAAGAGTTAGGTTTCTTACCTGAAGAATTAGTAATTCACTATGAGCCACCAATTAGTTTTGCAACTCAAATTGACCCTAAACAAGTTCTTACTATTAACGAACAAAGAAGAATGTTAGACGAGGATTTACCAATGTTAGAGGAAGGTAATATGTTCTTAACTGATAGAGAGCAAATTATTGTAACTAGGGATGATGATGGTGATGGTAAGGGTGATGATGAAGTGGGAGATATGCAAGTAACTGAAATTGAAAAAGAATAACTATGGCAAATGTAAACCAATATATACCTTTAGTAACAGCAGCAGAAGTTATAAGTAATAGTTTTACTAACGCTAATACTGATACTGCTTTAATTTCTAACAACACAATACTACTCTCTGAATTAGCACATTTAAAAGAGGCGATTGGTAAAAAGTTTTATGAGGAATTAAAAACTCAACATAATAATGGTACTTTAACTACTGCAAATCAGACTTTAATGGATGACTTCTTAACGAGATGTCTGTGTTGGTTTGTGAGATTTGAAGTGATTAATGAAGTTCAGAGTAACAGTAGTAGTGCAGGTATTGTGCATAATATTGATGAGTTTGCCACTATTATAGACCCTTCTGAGTTAAATGCTTATAAGCAAGACACTTACAGAAAGGCTGAGATATACCTAAAAGATATGCTAGATTATATGAATGATAGCGACCAAAGTGGTGATTATCCAACTTATGAATCTAACAAACCTTGTAATGATGATGTTTACAAGAATCATGGTATAATAATGTATGACAGTATATATTCAAGACCTACTAGAAATTATAATAGTTGGAAGAATAACTGTCCTTGTGATGATTGTTAAAATAAATATATAAATGGCTGCAAACGAACATAAAAATTTAAGTAGTATAAACAGACACAATCCAAAAGGGTTTGAACCTGCTATTAATGATACTGTTTTAAGTAAAACTATTGGTACTTCTGCAACAGGAACTGATGGTAACTTAGAGTGGAAAGGTAAGTCTTATATGGGTGTTACTAATTATCAGATGCAGGGATTTACAACTGGTGCTACAAACTACTACTATGGAGAAGATATAGCAGATACTAAATCTCCTTATGAGATGGCTGTTGATTATGGTAATAGTGCTGTTGCATCAGGGAGTATAAATCCATCAGATGCTTTTAGAATAGGTCAGGGCTGTGTAATTCCTGAAACTTCTACTGTTACATCTGTAAAAGGATGGATTACAAGTAATGGTGGTAATAATATTACTATTGCTATATGTAAAATAACACCTGCAGTTGGTGTTACTACTGCTCTTGTTCCAGTTGTTGTTGATGAGATTACTGTAACAGGGCTTTCAAATAATAATAAATTAGTAGCAATAGATGAAACTACTATAAGTACAGCAGCATTATCTTCAGGAGATATTATATTTCCAATGATTAAAGAAGTATCAGGAGGTTCTACTATTTATATGAATTTAACTATACAAACAACAACATTCTAATGACAACTAAAGAAGAAATAGTATCAATGAAAAAAGACATTAGTTCAATCAATGAGAAGATAGATAATTTAGATGGTAAATTAGATATGCTTACAGAAAGATTATTAAACCCAGACAATGGAGTTGCTGCTAGAGTGAACAGAAATACAGCAATGAGAAAGATTTTAGTAAGAGCAATGTGGATGATTTATGCTATAACTTTAGGTGCGTTAGTAAAACTTTTTACAGAATAAAAATAAAATAATAACAATTAAAAAATAAAATAAAATGGGTACAGAATTTGATACAGATAATACGCTTCTAATGATGCAATTAGGTAAAGGTGGTGGTACTGAGGTTTTTACTACTGCAGCACAAACAGGAAAAAATTGGTTTTGCGTACACTTTCCAGTTGAATCTGTTGTTGCTAGTATTGCAGCAGATGGAGTTACAGGTGAAACTGCACTTCAAACGACACTTAGTGCAGGAACGACATTGTTTATGAATATTACATCTATTACACTCACGAGTGGAATTGGAATAGGATATAGAGATATATAAATAATATGTTAAGTTTAAAACAAAGTTTAAGTTTAAATACTAGAAAAACTGTAGGGGGTTCTTGGAATCCAAATGTTGAGGGTAGCGTTGTTGCTTGGTATCAAAAAGGAGAAGGAATTACTTTAAATGGGTCTGATGTTTCTGCTTGGGCAGATAGTGCCACAGATGTTCCATATAACATGGCTCAATCAACTGCATCTGAGCAACCTGCTTATTCAGCAGGGGCATTAACATTTGTAAGTGCTGATAGTACCAATCTTCAAACAACTTCTCAAATAACTTTAACAGGTGCTTTTACAATAGGTGTTAAATTAACACCAACAGGAAGTAATACAGGTACTTTCTTAGCAGATATAACTACAAATAATGAGTTTTTTAAACTTACCTCTACTACAAATTTTAGAGCAAAAATTGATGGTAATCTGGCTAGTATTAATTTAGATAGTGGCACATTTGGAGATGATTATTTAGTTATAACTAGAGATGGTTCTAATCTACTTACTTTGAATAAAAATGGAGTAGCACAAAGCACAACAACAACTACAGCAGGTACAGCAGATATTGATGCTATTGGTTTAAGAAGTGGCTCAGGTTCAGGAGTAAATGGTTTTGATGGAGTTATAGAGGAAATACAAATTTTTAGCAGTACAAGTGCTGCGTTAACTGCTAATGTAAATGCTTATTTAGCAGGATTATAAAATAAATAAAATAACAATATAATATGGCAACAACAGTAACAGTACAAAATTTAACAGTAACAATAACAGAGCAATACACTCTAAATGGTGTTTCTTATGGTAATACAATGAATAAAACCTATACAAATAATGGTCAAGTATCTCAAAGAGTTATGACTGTTTCAGGTAAAGGTGATGGAGGAGATTGGACAAATATATTGGCTTTATCAACTGCTGATGGTCAGGGTCAGGTAGTTAAGGCAGAATACAAATACTTTAGAATAACTAATTTAGATGATACAAATACATTGCATCTTAGAGTTTATAATGGTTCAGATTATGTTGCAGTTGAGGTTAATCCTGCAAGTAGTTTACTACTTATGGATGCAGGTATAGATTCTCCTACAGGAACAGGTGCTATAACATTTGCAGATATTCAAGCAATAGCAGGTCAATCATCTCACGCTAGTGATTCTTTAGATGTTGAATTTATAATGGTTACTTCTTAATATGCCTTGCTACGAATGTGAAAATGGTAGTTGGAGGTTTGGTGAAACTGGTGAATGTCAGTATGACTCTAAATCTTCTTGTGAAACTGCTAATAAAGATTATTATGCAGCAGAAACTTATAATGACTACCCACAGGCAGCAACTAACAATGCTAAGAGGGCTATAAAGTATAAAGAAGAAAATGGTAGTGATTGTGGAACTCAAGTTGGATGGACTAGAGCAAGACAATTAGCCAACAGAGATAATTTAAGTAGAGATACTATTGCTCGTATGGCTTCCTTTAAAAGACACCAACAACATAAGGATGTTCCTTATGATGAAGGATGTGGAGGTATTATGTGGGATGCTTGGGGAGGAGATGCAGGTGTAAATTGGGCTATAAAAAAGTTAAAACAAATTGACTCTGAGAATAAAATTAAAGAAGATTTTGAAAGTTTTTTTGAAGATATTATCAAGTCTATCAAAGACAACAAATAAAATGACTTTAAAATACTTTAAAAGAAGTGAATTTAACTGCAAGTGTGGATGTAATACTAACTACATTGATAGTGATTTCTTAGAAATGATGGATAAAGCAAGAAGAATCGCAGGAGTTCCATTTAAAATAAATAGTGGTTTTAGATGTGAAAATCATCCACTATCTAAGAAAAATCCAACCTCATCTCATATAAAAGGTATTGCTGCTGATATTAAGTTTATTGACAGTAAAAACTTAGCACTAATAATGGGAGGATTAGGAGGTGCAGGATTTGAAAGATTTGGTATAGATTTTAAAAACAAATTTATACATACTGATTGTGATCATGACAAAACAAACCCTTGCATTTGGGGTTACTAAACAGAATATTAACTAATTAAATATATATTATGAATTTTATTACAGAAAATTGGATTGAATTATTGATTGGACTAATGGCTTTCGCTAAGGTTATTACTAATTTAACTCCAACAGAAAAAGACAACAAAATCTTTGGATGGTTGGATTCAGTTATTGATGCTCTAGTTCCTAACTATACAAAAAAGAAATAATGATACAGAAATGGATAGGTCAAGCATTGTTAAAGGGTGGTATAGCACCGATAACAGAATTGTTAAAAGCAGTAAAAGAACTTTTTACAGACACAAAAGGCAAATGGAGTAGCAAAAGAACCATTAGTGGAGTGATAGTACTTGCTGCTAGTTTATACATTGAGAAAAATGGCATTGATACTAATGCGTTGATATTGACTGCGTTAGGCGTTTTACCATTATGTTTTTCTGTATTTGAAAAAAATAAATGTAATTGTACTGATAATTGTAAAAAATAATTATCTTTGCATAACTCAGGTAGGGTTGTGCCTATCTTTGTTTTCATTGTTTATAGTTTTCAAGAGTGGGGTGTTCAAAAACATCTCACTTTTGATTTATATAAGCATTTTTTTTTGTATAATTGCATCATAACCAATACATAAAACTATGAAGAAATATGGTAAAAGACTTAGACTATCTAAAGAAGAAGTTGAGATGGTTTATGAAAACAGAGCAGAAAGCACAACAAACATTAATGGGAATACAGCATTAGATATACACCTTTCAGAGAGGGGTATAAAGAAAGATGATGTTGTAAGTGTAAAGCATTGGCAATCTGCTAGTGGTGAGTATAGGTTTAGCATTGTAACTAAAGAAGATATAACTACTAATGAAAATGATATGCTAGATAAGATTAGTGATTTTATTGAAAATCATTCACCTTACTACCCTTCAGTAAAAAGAGATAACAAAGATGCTAATCATCTATTAGTAATAAATCCTGCA